TAAACTTGGAACACATATCAAAAGCTATCTTTGCCTGTTCCTTACTGTTTGCAGCCAGCAAAACTTCTGCGCCATCTTCACCATCAGCAATTAGATAATACAAACATAAGGCGGCAGCTAAAGCAGTCTTACCTTGCTTTCTGGATACTTCTATGTATGAACTGGTGAATCTCCTAGTTCCTGTACCCTTCCAGTAAAATCCCAGTATATTAGCTATAATAAACTGTTGCCAGCCTTCCAGAATGAAGTTACTGCCAGCGTGCTTGCCTGTATAATGTTTCAAAGTGCCAATAAAGCTAATAGCCCTGTCTACTACATCTTCCCTAAACTCCAAATCATCCCTCAATAAGTCATTCTGGAATCTCTTACAAGCCAGTTTTATTGTATCGCCTGTTACTATTTCATTATTAAGAACCTTACTTGCATACTCATAGTAAAGTTTCATCATCTAACTTCTTTCTTACCAGCAACAATGAACTGTTCCAATGGTGTTGATTCCTCATCATCCGTTTTATCCATCTTTGGTAATTTGGTACGTGCTTTGGCTGTCAGTCCAAATTCCAACATAACTTTCATAGCCTGTGTTTGTGCATCCTTTGCAACTTTTACCAATGGATGTGGTGCTATATTACCTCTATCACTGGTGACTGTCAAACCGTCTATTTCCAACTGTTTGGATGCCTTGATAAATGTGCTGTAATTTCTTGCCAGCATATCTAAGGCAGCATTATCTATATTCTCTAAAACACCTCTATTTTCAAGCTCTGCAAGTACTCCTTGTATGTATTCAGCAGCTTCTTTCTCTATACCTTTGGGAATTGAATATTTCTTCATAGTATTACGTTTTTTATTTTCTAAATAGTAAAGCTAAAAAGGTACTCAACTACACATAAAGAGACTATAACACAATTAATTAAGAATGTAACACATTCATTTTGACACCCTATTTTATTTCAGTAAATTTGTATAGAATTAAAAATCAAACACTATGGAAAGAACGTGTAATTATCCGATAGAAATTAAGTTTAAAATAGACCTGAATACAGAACTGCTACTGAATGAACTATGCGATTTATTAAAGAAAGACAGGTCTAAAATATTAAGATTGATAATCGCTGATTTCTTTGACAGGAATCTGGATTTAATAGACAAATATAAAGAGACAGGCAACAAGTTAGATAGGGAAAAACTGGTAGAATCAATACTTAGAGACTTCTATGGTTACAACAGGCAAACAATGAATGAATACCTACGATTTAAAAATGAAAAAGACAATCCCAAGTAAAGAAGTATTGGAGCAGTATATATATGACTATGGAATAGATAAAACAGCACAAATATTTCACATATCAGCAGAAGAACTAGATAAAAAGATTAACTGGAAACCACAATACGAACAATACAGCTACAATCCAACAATAGACAAACCACTATCACCACAACATAAGCAAATTATAGCTATCATAGCTAAGCACTACCCAGATTTACTAAAGCAGTGCACCAACTATTATAAAGACACTATTTATATGTCCCAGAATGTAGAAGATTTACTTCATAAAGCTATAATCAAATGTTTGGAAATAGGACTGGATAAAGTAACGGAAGACGCCGTTCTGAAATTAGTAAAGATACAGTTCTATACAGCCAGAAAATACGCACAACTGCAAAGTTACACTATGAAGAAAAAGATATTTCCACTGGAAATAGCTACGGAAGATGGAGAATATATAATACCTACAGAATACTACAATAATGCCATATTTAAAGAAAGCGAAGAAACAGCGTAATCCATCAAATAACAGGATAGAAAGACAGAAGATTTATAATACTGACAGATGGCACAAACTTAGAGCTAGCAAACTAATGCAGTCACCATTATGTGAAGTATGCTTATCCAAAGGTGTAATCACTCCTGCGTTTCACGCCCATCATATAGATAGCTTTATGAACTATGAAGGAATGAAACGCAAAGAAGTGGCTTATAATCCAGATAATTTAATGTCGATATGTGAACAGTGCCATCAAAAAGTACATAATTAGGCACTGTCCACAATTTTATTCTTTTATTAAATTCATTTTTTTGCAATTTAAACTAATTCGTCTAAGTGCTTCTATAAATTCTGAAGTATCCAAAAAGTAACTAGGATAAGCATTTCTCAAATCCTTAATAGAAGAAACAGAAACAAATACCACTGCATTTTTATTATCTTCAATACCTTTTTCTAACTCTGAATATTGTAATGATGCATCATTTTCCTCCTCTTGTTCATACGCATAAATATTCACTTTCATTTCCAAGAAATCTATATATATAATATAATACTCCTTATCCAGAAAATTTTGTTCAATTGAATGAACTGTAACCCTAAGAGCTTTAAGAATATCACTAAATTTATTTTTTTGATTTAAGGTATGGCACATAACCATTAACTTCTCCATACCAATCCCTTTATGTTCAATCATTACAGGTAATCGTTCTTTTATAGCAAATAATGAGCTCACTATTTTAAAAAAGCTCAACCATTTATTATCTCCCTGATTAGATTTTAAAGATGTTTGAGTATATAAACCAGCCGTTTCAACAGCAGTAGCCCAGTTATGTTGTAATTTAGTTCTAATCTGTAATTCAACTCTTAAACCATCATACGTTTCATCAGTAGAGTGGTATTTATAAACAAAATGAATACTTCTATAACCGCTAATTTTAGGTTCTGTCACATAATCATTAATTTTTTCAAGGGTAAAATCATCAAACTCTTTATTTAAAAACATTGTCAAAGCCTTATTTAAAGCAGGAACATCCTTTAATACAATTCTAAAACCACCTATATCCTGCATTCCTCCTAATTTCATAGAAGGATTCAAATCCAATTTGTATTGTATAGAAGTTAATCGCTTAAGTCTTTGAGAAGTAAACATTGGTTTTATCTTATTCTCATTTAAAACTTCTACAACTTTATTGCCTAAAGTATTAAGAGGTACTAAATGATTAGTTCTCCAATCATTCACCATTTCAATAGCAGTTGTTACAATGACAGGGTCTTTTGAAGTAAGAATTGTGTCACCAGCCTTATTTATTTGATTTCTTGAATATTTCATAATATAATCAGATTATTATTGACAAAGATACAAATTATACATCGTTCATCAACAACATTTCACAATGAAAATTAAATTAAACATCCAATACATTCAGAATCTTACTAATAACGAAGCGTTCACCTACTTCTGTACACTAGTAACAATAGCCAATAATCCAAATGCAACAATTAAAGATGTAGTACGTACCTGTGGTATAGGCGAAACTACTGTATTCAAGCATTTAAAGAAATTTGATGAGCTAGGATACTTAGTAATAGATAGAACTGGAACATATAACACATACAGATACACAGAACCTGATAGACTATATATAACCATAGATTCAGACCTGCTTAACATTAATGGCAATAAGAACCAATTAGGAGCACTTATACGACTTAAATCATATACCAGAATAGGTACTAATATTGTAGACCTCTCACTTAATCGAATAGTCCACGAAGTAAGCATACAACACGATAGTATATACTTTGCTCTTGAAAACGGGATACTGGAAAGAAACGATAAAAAGACATACTTCACCTTCATTCATCCAGCATTCACGCACATCTGGTAGGTAAATACAGAGCTTAGAAACACCTGTACACTATTTTTCAAATTTGTATATCTTCCAGTTTTTATAGTCAAAAAGTTTTATTATCTTTGTATCAGTAAATTAGAAGAAGCAGCTACTATCATAAATGCTTCTATTGTTGCGAAATTCTGACTAAAATATGGAACTAGTGAATAATAGTAGCTAGTTCCTTCTTTTTGATTCATTTTTCATAATTCATATAATCCCTTTGGGATTCCATTGTTAAAAATGCAGCTTTCCTCTGCATTTTCTTAAATTAGTAAATTGAAACAACGGATAATAGGCGTAGTGATACGCTTATTATTTTATCCCAATCCTTACCAAAATTTGCAAATGCTACCTTATACCATACAAAAAAAGTAAGGAACTCAAGACCAAAAATTTTAACCTGATTAACTTCTAAATTCAGATTTACTACTATTCAGATTACTTACTACCTTAATTTAATATGTAAAAACCTATGAAAACCTTAAAAATAAATTCAACTAATGGATATTTAAACTTACCTGATTTACCACATAATTGTATCTTTAATAAAGTAGTTACTGGCTGTGGTGGTACTACTGTAGTCCTCTTTAATGATGAATCCTATATCATTGCAGTACCTACTACAGAACTTATCGTAAATAAGACGGGCTTAACAGAATCTGGTCTTACTACTATTACATCCTATGATGGCAAAGAGCAGCCTGTATTTGGATTATTCGGTACTTTTACTTACCAAGCCAAAAAAGAGCTAAAGAAATATGCTTCCAGCACTGGAATAAAAAAGATAATGTGTACCTATGATAAGATGGAATATTTAGAACAGTACCTAAATCCTACCGATTTCAGACTGCTTATAGATGAATATCATATATTGCTAAAAGCATACAGTTATAGACAGAAAGCTGTTGACGGTGTACTGGACTGCTTTAGGAAATACAAATCATTCTGTTTTATGTCTGCCACTCCAATCAGTGCAGATTTCACACCGTCCATTCTTTCAGATGTGGAACTGGTAGAAGCTCAATGGGATAATACAGACACTTTAATAGTAAAATTAGACCAAACCAATCATCCCTATGTAAAGGCAGCCAATTATATTAACGCTTATAAGAAAGATGGCTATCTGGAAATAAACGGCAATAAAAGTACAGAAGCATATTTCTTTATAAATTCAGTTACAGATATAGCTTCTATCTTAGAATATTGCCAACTTGGTAACGAGGAAGTAAAGATTGTATGTGCAGATAATCCGTCAAACAGAAATAAATTAGCAGGATATACTATCAGCAACAGTAGAAGCGCCAATAAGCCATTTACTTTCATTACTTCCAAATCATTTGAAGGTGCTGATTATTTTAGTGAAACAGGTATGTGCTTTGTAGTCAGTAATTCCAGCAATACTAATACTCTGCTCGATATATCCACTGACATTTACCAGATAGCTGGTAGAATCAGGACTGAATCCAATCCATTTAGAAACATAATGGTACACATCTTTAATAGTGTGGGAAAAAGGAAGCTAAATCTAGATATTACCTACGAAGAAATGGTACAAAGAATGAATGATGAAATAGAAGGTGCAAACGAATTAATTACTGCTATCAACAATAGTAGCAAGAAAGCTAAAAGTATGGCTGAAAAAATGCTTAACAGTGCCTATGCAGTGTGTGATAAAGAAGGAAACTATTTCCTGAATGATATGCTGGTAAAGTTAGACCTTTATAATTTCAAATTGGAAAAGGTTATCTATAATGATGGTATCGCTTTAAGAAAGGAACACAATGCAAACGGGAATATGACTACTGAATTAGAATATGAAAGACTAAACGAAACAATGAATAAAGCAGGAAAGAAACTATCTTTTAAAGATGCTTTCCTTAGATATACGGAACTACTACAAAATATGGTTATTACTCCAGAAACAGACGAAATAGTTAGAGTACAGCCATTAGTAGTACCTGCTTATCACAAATTAGGAACTGATAAAGTTAGAAGTTTGCGATACATCAAAACAGCTATAGAAAAAGCTCTTATCAGTCTGGAATCGGATAAAAACAGAGATACGAAGATAGTACAAATACTTAGCAAGCAGATAAAGACTGGATTCTTTAGTAATGCTGATATTAAGAGCTGGATTAGAGAAGCATATGATATACTAGGTATTACCGATAAAGTCAAAGCTACAGACCTTGATAAATGGTTTGATTGTAAACCTGCCGCTAAGTGGATTGACAGTAAAACAGTCAAAGGATATGAGATTTACAGACCAAAGATAGTATTCAAGTAAAGATACACCCAAACAACATTCAATTAAATAAACGATTATGATTTACATTACATTTATTGCAGCAGCACTATTATCAACTTACTTAGTAAGATTCACAGTAAAAGAGATTAAGCAACACATCACGAAAGAAGCAGATAGGATTATCAATACAAGACAATAAATATATTAACCTAATTAGCCTGTAATGAAAATGCACGATGGCTAATGTTTATGAATATGTAATATAGAAACAGGCTAGTAATCAAATTACTAGCAAATGGATAACTTTTTAGCAATGGAACGTAAAGGAAGGGACTTATTCAAGTCATTATTAGAAGATGGAAATATAACCAAATACAAGGAATCTACTGGCAGATATAATCCCGTAGATTTCTATTTAATACACAACGAAGATAAGATAGTAGCTGAAATAAAATGCAGGGATGTACGGTACGTTAATTATCCCACTCATTTAATGGAAACTGAAAAACTTAAAAGCCTACTGGCTGTCAAGGATACTCACGATTGTAAAGCAGCGTGGTACGTCAACTTCTTTGGCGAAGATATATGCTTTATATATAATGCAGACAAAGTAAAGAATCTACGCTCTGAAACAGCGTATTGCAATTACACTACTGCCAATTACAACTACTACAAAACAACCAAAGGTGTTATTATGATACCTACCAATCTGGCTGGAATCTTTATTAGAAAGAATGGCAAATGGATGAATGGTAGTTTGAAAGATATTACTACCTTTGCTGCATAACCAATTAATAATTATACTATGCAAAAAGAAAGATTAGAAGAAATGAAAAGGAAGCTAGAAATTTACTTGAAAAGATTTCCAGACCCTGAATCAGGTAGTCTTATAACATTGGAAGATTTTAAAGTATACATATTAAATCCTGACAATAAAGACTTTTTAGATTACATTCTTGATAAATCAGATTCTGGCAACAAAGATTTCTATTTAAAGGAAATCCTTTCTCCAAGGTATTTTGCAGACGAAATTCGTAGACGTATAAATGACATAAACAAAGACTTACACGATATTTAAAGTCTTAATTTAAGCCCATTTTGATAGACACTGTCCACAATTTTGTGTAAATGGAAACAGGATTCAGGGACTTTCCATAATATTGTGTAAATAGAAAACTACGAGAAGAATCCTCTAGTTTTCTATTTACACAAAATCGTGGACAGTGCCAGGATTCAGTTGTAAGTTTCCTCTTATATCTGTATTCTGTTTCCATTTACACAAAATTGTGGACAGTGTCTTTTTATTTAAGCCGTACCACTATTCCCAATTCCAGCAATCTATTCAGTATTTTCCTTACCTTTAAAGATGGTGTTCCAACTTCAAAATTATCCATTGACCTATTAAGAAAGTCTATTTCATTCTTATTTAAATCGAATTGGCTTATGTCCACATCTCTATCTATTCCGTAAGATTCAATATTACTTTCCTGACTATTAAATAACAAGTCATAAGCTATATCATTCTTATGTTTCAAACCAGCTTCAATGCCTTTACTTATTGCTTCTGCTATATTCTCATTACTAACAGTAGTAACCTTATTAGACTGCTCAACTTTACTAGTTTGTTCAATCTTGTTAGCTTCTGTTTCTAGCATCAAGTTAGCTGCATCTTC